TTTTCTTTAGTCCAACCTGAAATAGAATTGCCTCTTGTATTTTTGCAAATGTGTATTCAATTTCCTTTACATTTTTATCTGTAAAGGAAACCTTAAATGCTGGTATTTTATCCATTATGCTTCCAAAAGTTGTAAGAAATCATCAAACGTGCCTGGATTATCACCACAGACTCTTACAATATTTCTTTTAATTGTTGATACATCATCTTCGTATCCAGCTTGTCTGCGGTCTTCGATTCTTTGTTTTACAACATCAAAATCAAATATAAATGGGTCACTATATATTTTAGGTTGCCATCTAATATGTTGTAAGGTATCAACACCAATACCTTTATATTTTGTTCTACATTTTGTTTTTTTCACGATTCTAAAATCAGCCATATTATACTCCAAATAAATTAATAAAAATGTTGGTGGACTTCTCATTCCACCTTGTATGTTCGGTCATAAACCCCAGTCGCTTTAATACAGCCGCTGGTGCCGTAATCATATTAGAAAACAATTTCTCTTGTGATTTTAGATTCCACAGCCGGTGTATTGGCCTCTAACCATTTACTTAGGCCTTTTGGACCATAAACAAAGTCGCCATCTTCCATAAGATATTCGTCTGTGTATTCCTTACGCTTGGTTTCAGATGACATATCGCCAACCCAAGCTTCGATTCTCTCTAAGATTTCTTTACGCATCCAACCATCTTCACGGTTGTCAGTAACCTTCATAAAGCTAGGTGAGCCGTCCTCGTTAAGGAAATGAAATTCTGTAACTGTTTCCCATGCTGGGATATTTATCTCTGACCTTTCCACAACACCAAAATCATTAATGTATTCCTCACAGCCACCATTGGACTCTTCGAAGGATGTACAAATAAAAGGCCTTACCCTAGCAACTAAAGTTGCAATCTCATTCTCATCGAGGTCACCACAGTTAGGTAGGATAAAGGTGTTACCACCCTTGAACTTCATATATGGGTCAAGCCTATCGCCGTAGTTTTCCATATATTGGGTGTTTATAACTAAATTTTTCATTACTTTACCTCCGCATAACCAGCAGCTTTTCCATAAAAGCCTAATGATTCTAATTTTAAAACAATTTCGTTGAATGTAGCACCTTTGCTATCTTGTGGATATATACCAACTGTCATTGGGTCGTTGATAAATAATTGACATCCTTCCCATGTAGGATTGTTAGCAATATAATCATTTATGATTTTTTTGCCCTTTTCGAAAAGAGATTCATCTCTTGTTCTTACTTCGAAATCTACAATTTCGTATCCATCCATCGTTAGTGATGGTTCTGGTTGGTTGCCTAGTATTCTTGCATTTAACATATTTAACTCCTTATCATTAATTTTAAATATAGGTATATTATACACCATCTAGGAGCAAATGTAAACACGCTAATGAAAATAAAGTATATAAATTTTATATATATTTTGTGGGGATATAAAAAGGGGACTTTGAAAGCCCCCCATGAATTGTCATAATTAAAAGGTTATTATACTTCTTTTGCAATAAAAGTGTATACACCGTAAGCAAGGGCTACCCAAGCTACTAAGTCAACAAGTCCACCTAGTAATAGGTAGGATAATGATAGGCCGACAATAAGTCCACCGTCCCAAGATGTGCGTTCTGCCCATCGGTCCATTAACCATGCTTTTGCTGTATTTAACATATTCATATAGTTCTCCTTTATATTTTAAAGTTGGCAAAAGTATCTTCCGAATCTCTATCGCCAAATTTATTTATTGGTTTATCAGGAATTGGGTCCGACATAATATCTGCCTGAGCCGATTCCTCTACATCATATAGTTTCATGCGGGAACGGTCCACACCAATCACAAATCTTTTGTATTTGGTAGGATCGTTATAACGATTTTTCAATTGTTTTACCAACATTTGGCCAAGTTCCTCTAGTTCCTCTGTTGAAATAAGAGCGAACATAAGGTCTGCCGTAGCTGGTAACCCAAATGATTCAGATGTATCCTCTAGTCCGACATCGGTATTTGAATACCCAGACCTTGTAGTCTGTGTTGCCGATACTATTGGAACATTGAATTCCACAGCCAAGCCACGCAATTCCTCTGCGATAGCTTTTATGTATGAATAACTATTTATACTCCCCCCAAGCCCACGCATGCGGCTAGAGGAACAAATATTTAAATAGTCGATATATATCATATCTGGCTTAAATGCTTTTTTAAGTTTTAATTCGTTTAGTAATGCTCTGAAATGTCCGGTATGAGCAGAGCCTGTAGGATATTCCTTAATGATTAGTTTACCTATAGAGGCTTGAGCAATTTTCTGTATTTTAGTATCGAATGCATGTTTACCAATCCTCTGTAATTGTTCGATAGGTAAATCCATTAGGTTCGCATCGATACGCTCTGCGATTCTTTCTTCAGCCATTTCCATGGTAATATATAAAACATTTTTACCTTGCTGTAGGACCGATGCGGCACAGTGACACATAAATAAGGATTTACCGACACCAGTCCCTGCAAGAGCAATATTTAAAGTTTTATTAGGTAATCCACCCTTTGTTATTTTATTGAAATAATCCAAATCAAAAGGTATCCTAGATTCTTTTTTGTTATAGAAATCAAATCGGTCATCGGAATCATCAATATAATCATGACCTATTTGTTGGTCAAATGAAACACCGAGAGCTTCTGATAGTATTTCTGGTATGGAACCTTCTGTTCGTTCATTGTCTCTACCATCGATAATACCAATAGAATCCATTATCGCATTATGGACTGCTCTATCTCTACACCACTTTTCAGACTCTCTGATTAGATATTCAGTATCAATATCTGATTTGGCTGATATTTCATTGATTAATGTAGAAGCATTATTTAGTACATCATCAGGTGCACTGACCTTTCGTAACTCTAATTGTAATACCTTAGAGGTTGGTAAGTTATTATGCTGATGTACAAATTTAGTAATAAGGTCAAATACAACCTTATGTGTACCTTCAAAGTATTCTTTCCTTAAATATGGTACAACTCTTCTGCAATAGTCCTCATTGTTGAGGAGATGATTCAGTATGTGTGTCTGTAGATGATTCGTTATTTCCAATTCCAATCCTTGCTAATTTATTATCTTGTCCCCATTCTAAACTGTCGGTAATAATATGTTGTAATACAGCGCCCAGATAATTTTTAAACTCTTCTGATTCATTGAGTTTATCAAAATCATGGTCGCCGGGGTCTTGTATATTAAATGTAAACCCAAGTGTCGCCATATCAAGTTCAGGGGATTCTTTTATTGATACAGTTCCATAAACAACTATTGCCTCTTTGTAAATTCCTGTTTTTAATAAAACACCATGGAATTCCGAGTTAGGATTCTCTACAATAGAATAATCCTCATTAGTTATATTATACACTATTCTACTCCTCTTGTAAAGTGCTTTCTAAATCTATTTCAAGCATTGGTTTGTGGCCAATTGAATAGTATGATTTTACAAACTCTTTAAAGTCCGTACCTTCAAAGATAGGAGTCCAGAAAGCTTCTGTTACAGTATCTTTTTCTCTGACCTTTGGGTCAATTATTTCTCCAGTGTCCTTGTTCACTGCAGCATACCAGCCCATTGTTGGTTTTACTACATAGCCACCAGCCATTGCTACCTCTAATAGTCCAGAGTATTGAGCAATACCACCTTCCCATGTAACACTAATAGGTACTTTAGATTTTTCCTTTACAAACCTTGATTTTTCTACATTGATTACAAAGTCATATCCTTGGATATTAGTACCTTTTTTGACCTGTCTCCTACCAATAATCCAAATATTATCAGCAGAGTAATAGATACCTGTTCCACCTGAAACAATAGCCTTTGGAAATAATCCAATCTCTTGATAAGTATGATTCACAGCAAGTAAAGGGATATTCTTCATAGTAAGATAAGGAGTGACCATTCTGAATAATCCCTTCAATGCTTTAGCTCTTGACATATCTGCAACTGATTTTTCATTCAGTGCATCTTCTAGTTCTTTTTTCGATGCGAGGTTACCAATTGAATCAATCACTACAACAACTTTATCGTCACGCTCTAGGTTATCCAATTGACCAACCAAATCAAATTTTAGTTGTTCGACATCAACAATAGGAGTATGTAATACTCTTGAAGTGTCAATACCAAATGATTCAAAATAAGATTGGGGTGAGCCAAATTCTGAATCATAAAATAATAACACAGCATCTTCATGTTCTTTTAAATAAGCACCAGCCATTAATAAAGCGAATGATGTTTTGAAATGTTTACTTGGGCCAGCCAATACTGTAAGTCCAGAGGTTAACCCTCCTTCCATATCACCAGATAAGGCGACATTAATCATAGGTACATCAGTTGTCACTACATCTTTTTGTGTAAAGAATTCTGATTTATCTAATTGTGATGTAAATTTGATTTTGCTGTTTTTCTTCAGTTTGTCCATTACTGACATATTATCTCCTCCTTCTAGGATTATTCATTGCTTGTTCTTGCATTCTTAATTTTCTGGTACGGCCTATAGCTTCAGCCATTTTTCTTTTCCTTTTGGCAGCAGGTTTTTCATAGAATTCTCTTTTACGAACCTCTTGCACAATACCTGCTTTATCGCAGGCTTTACGAAACTTTCTTAAACCAACATCAAACGGCATTGGTTTGGGTGGTTTCCTATCCTTCGGATGCCTATTCCGTGGTGTTAAATCGATACTTGGCATTATATT